AATATAAATAAAAACAAAAAGTCTTCGATAAAAATGTCAGCAATTATAACTGATCAACTGCGAATATTAAACTCTGAGAATTTTGTAGCGGGTATAGCTTCAACTACGAACAGTTATTATGCGTGGATTGGTCTTCCTAACCCATCGGATTTCCAATCAGATTGGAGTGAGAATCCACCAGCTCCTAAAGATTCTTTTAGTGAAGAAAATGATTATTGGGATACAATGATCGCTCTGAAGAAGTTAAATTCAGATGATATTGCAAGAGTAGTTAGAAAAATATCTTGGTCATCAGGTACAACATATGAGATGTATCGAGATGATTATTCTCGATCTAATTTGTCACCACAAACTAGTTCTACTAATTTGTTTGACACTAATTATTATGTGATGAATCAAAACTTTAGAGTTTATATTTGTCTACAGAATGGAACAAACCCAGAAAACGTATCTGGAAGACCATCTCTTGATGAACCATTGTTTACAGACTTGGAACCAAGATCTGCTGGTGCTTCTGGAGACGGATATATTTGGAAGTATCTTTTTACAATTGATCCAAATAGTATCATTAAATTTGATTCAACAAGTTTCATACCATTACCCCAAGATTGGCCTAATAATAATGATGTTGCTGCAGTTAGAAACAACGCTGCAACTAGTGGACAGTTGAAGATAGTTAGTATTACTAATCGGGGTGTTGGTTATGGAACTGCTGCAACTTACAATAATGTTCCAATCAAGGGTGATGGAAGTGGTGGTAGATGTTCTGTTGTTGTGAATGCTGCTGGTAAAATTGATTCAGTTGAAGTTACTAATGGTGGATCAAATTATACTTTTGGATCTGTTGGACTAAGTGATGTTGGTCTTTCAAATCCATCAGGATCTACAGATGCAGCTTTTAATGTTATCGTTCCTCCTCAAAATGGTCATGGTGCTGATATATACAGAGAGTTGGGTGCAAACCGTGTTCTAATTTACTCTCGTTTAGAAAATGATGTATCTAATCCCGACTTTATTGTAGGAAACCAGTTCTCTCGTGTTGGTTTATGCAGAGATCCTCTTGCTTTTGGATCAGAAAATAAACTTACTCTCTCTAAAGCTAGTGCGGTTTATGCATTGAAACTTACTGGTGCTGGATCAACAACCACAACATTTACTGCTGACTCAGAAGTAACTCAAGAAATTGGTATTGGATCAACAGCTGTTGGTCGTGTAATAAATTGGGACGCTACAACTGGAGTTCTTAAATATTGGCAAGATAGAAGACTTGCAATATCAACTGATGGAACTGCACCTTCATACGGATTTGAATTGTTTAGATTTAGTGCTGACCCTGCAACTGGAGCGGGAACAACTGTATTTGGTGGAACAAGTAATCTAAATATAGATACTAATTTCGGAACTTCCCTATCGCCTGGTCTTTCTACCTCAATAAATAGTAGGACTTACAATTTGGGAATGAGTTTTGTGAAAGGTGTTGCTAACCCAGAGGTGAAAAAATATAGCGGTGATATCATTTACGTTGATAACAGAGCTGCTGTTACTCGTAGTTCACAGCAAAAAGAAGACATCAAGATCGTACTGGAATTTTAAAAAATCATGCCACAGGAAACCAATCTAAACGTATCGCCATATTTTGACGATTTTGATAAGAATAAAAACTTTTATAAAGTTCTTTTCAAGCCAGGATCTCCAGTTCAGGCACGAGAATTAAGCACTTTACAATCGATTCTACAAAATCAGATTGAACAATTTGGTACTCACTTTTTCAAAGAGGGTTCAAAGGTAATTCCAGGCAACTTAAGTTATGATAGCAATTTTACATGTATTCAAGTTGAAGATACATTTTTAGGTATTCCAGTATCATTATATACAAATCAATTAATAGGATTAAGAATCACAGGTGCGAGGTCGGGTGTAACTGCAACAATTAAGAAGATATTATCAAAAGAAGATTCTGATAGAGATAATTTAACTCTTTATATTAAGTATGAACAATCTGGTAATGATTTTACCACTGAAAAATTTAGTGATGGGGAGAGTTTATCTGCAAATAAAGACATAGTTTATGGTTCGAGTGTCATTGCTGCAAATGAACCATTTGCAAACACTTTAGCATTTGGTGCAAATGCGACTGGATCTGCAATGTCCATAGGAGAGGGTGTATATTTTATTCGAGGAACTTTCGCTCAAGTTCAAAGTGAGACTTTAATATTAGATCAATATAACAACGCTCCAACATATCGTATTGGATTCAATGTTCAAGAAGATTTTATTAGTGCTGATGAAGATCCATCATTGAATGATAATGCTTCTGGATTCACAAACTTTGCTGCTCCTGGCGCAGATCGTCTTCAAATTGAAATTAGTTTATCTAAAAAAGATGTTAATGATACGAATGACCAAAACTTTATTGAGATTGCTCGTGTTGAACAGGGTCAATTACAAACATTTGTAGATGAAACTCAATATAACTTAATTAATGATACTTTAGCTCAAAGAACATTTGATGAATCTGGAAATTATTATGTCAAACCTTTTGAGGTGTTTGTAAAAGAATCATTAAATGATCAAATTGGAAATAAAGGAATATACACATCAGAACAAAAAACTTCTCAAGGTAATATACCATCAGATGATTTACTTACAGTTCAAATATCACCTGGCGTAGCCTATGTAAAAGGTTATAAAGTTGAAAGAATTGCAAGTGCTTTTATTGATGTTCCAAAACCAAGAACAACAAGGACTATTGAACAGGAAGCTGTAACTTATAAAACAGGTGATCCTTTATTTGTAAATAATATTTTTGGATCTCCAAGTTTAGGAATTGGAACCACAGCAACTGTCGCTCTACTTGATAAAAGAAGAGGTGGTAGTGGATCTGAAATTGGACTCGCAAGACTTTATGATTTTAAGTCACAATCTGCAAGTTTTGTAAATGAAACTACTCAATATGAAACTCGTTTATTTGATGTTAAAACATTTACAAATATTAAAGTTGGAACTGCAATTACATCATTATCACTTTCTGATCATATTCAAGGTGTAAGAAGTGGTGCATCAGGATTTATTAGATCTGCTGGTACAAATGTAACAGATTTAAGTCTTATTGATGTAAATGGCGTATTTTTAAAAGATGAATCAATACTAATTAATGGTGTTCAAAATGGAAGAATTATCACTAAGGTTGATGATTTTACGTTTAACGATGTCAAATCTGTAAAAAGTGCAGTTGGTGTTTCTACATTTGAAGCTGATCTTTTACTTAATAAAACAAATAAACTTAGTAATCTTATAGCTGGAAATTTTAGATTAAGTAACACATCTGGAAATGCTGGTGTTATTACTGCAACTGGACAAAATTTTGCTGGTATTATCACATCAAATAATATTATAAGTTACACTGTCCCTGGCGAAACTGTACCTAGATTCAACCGCATTACAGGAGTTTCAACTGATGGAGATACACTTAATGTTGTTGGTGTTACATCAGTAACTGGTGTATGTAATGGTGGAGTTTCAAATGGTTTAATTCCAGGCTCACTTGATGTAAATGATCTTGTTCTTCGATCACCTTCATTCAGAGTAGGATCAAATAGTCTTGTTACGCCAGTAAGTCATATAAATCTTGAAAGTCTTGATGTCACAAATACAACGATTCAATTAAGAAAACAATTTAGTGATATAACCGTTGCAAATAATCAATTTACATCACCTAATGCTGGTGCAGATTTATTTTTCCAACCGTTTGATGAGGAAAGATATTTCATATCTTATGATGATGGATCAGTTGAACCATTAAAATCAAGTCAGATAACAATTGCTGCTGACAAGAAAACAGTTACATTTGTAGCATTAAGTAAAGCTACAGGAAAAGCAAATCTATTTGCAACCGTTCTTAAATCAAAAGTTAAGACTAAACAGAAAAAATTACAGGATTCAAACGTATTAGTAGTCAATAGATCAAGTCTATCAGCTTCTGGTATTGGTACAAATACATTAAATGATGGTTTAACATCAAGTTCTATATTTGGAACTAGAGTTCAAGATAGTAAAATATCTTTGAATGTTCCTGATGTTTGCGAGTTACTTGCAGTTATTGAATCTAATAATGCTGGTGATCCTAGTCTTCCAGCTATAACATTGACTGCGTATGATGGCCCTAGTGGAAATAATTCAGATTTAGTAATTGGAGAAAAAATTACTGGATTAGCAAGTAATGCAGTTGGATTAGTTGTTGAAAAACCAAATGTAACCACATTAGGAATTGTTTTATTAAATCAAAATACTTTTAATGTTGGTGAAAAAATTAAAACAGAAAAATCAGGAATCACTGCTCTTGTGACCGCAACCACAGAGGGTGATCGTAATATTACAAATCAATATTCTCTGACAACAAATATAAAACCAACCTACTACGACTTCTCATTCATTCAAAGAAAGAAGAATTTTGAAGCGCCAACAAATAGATTAAAAGTTGTATTTAAAAATTTCTTTGTCACATCAGATGATGTTGGTGATTTCTTTACTGCTTCAAGTTACCCAGAGGGATCAGAAAAATTAATACCTATTGATAGATCATTTGGTATTCCGACAAGTGATTTAGTTGATATTCGTCCTAGAGTTGCTGGATATAGTGTATCATCAACAATATCGCCTTTTGATTTTAGATCTAGAACTTTTGCATCACAAGAAAATAATATTCCAGATCCTTTAGTCCCAGACGAAAATATAGTTGTAAGTTATGATTATTTCTTACCTAGAAAGGATAAATTATTTGTAACTAAAGCTGGTGAATTTGCATACTTAAAAGGTGTTCCATCTGATGATCCTAAACCACCACAACCAATTAGTGATGCAATAGAGGTTGCGTCTCTCTCATTACCAGCGTTTGTAAAAGATATTAATAAGGTTAAGATTGTGAGAACGAAACATAAACGTTTCACAATGGCTGATATTGGAAGACTTGAAAAAAGACTCGAACAGGTTGAATATTACACTGCACTTTCTCTCCTCGAACAGGATACTGCTACTTTACAAATTACTGATGCAAATGGTTTAAATCGATTTAAATCAGGATTTTTTGTAGATAATTTTAAGAAACATGATGCTCATCAAATCGGACATCCAGATTTCTCAGCAAGTACAGATGCAAAAATGGGATATTTAAGGCCAGGTCATTATACAACTTGCTTAGACTTAATTGTTGGATCAAAATCTTTTATTGGAATTGGTACAACTGCAAACCCAACATTAGATATTAATTTCTTGACAGATATTGATGGTCAGAATGTTAAAAAAACAGGTAGACTTTTAACATTAAATTATACGGAAACAGATTATCTAAATCAAATTTATGCATCAAGAGTTGAAAATGTTAACCCATATCTAATTGTTTTCTATCAAGGAGATATTAAATTAAATCCAGACTCTGACACTTGGACGGATACGAAGAGACTTGATGCAAGTGTAATTGAACAAACTGGGGAATATGATGCTGCAATTGCTGAATTGGGTATTGATGTTCAAACTGGATTTAGTGAAGTTGATTGGGGTGGATGGCAAACAGACTTTGTTGGTGAAAGAGTTCAAGATACATGGACTGAATCTAATCGAAGAAATTTGGGTACAATAACTAACGCAGAAGCTAATAGCATAGCTACAGAACAAAATATAACAAACACTATTCCTCAAGGTAATGGTGGAAATTTCTCAGCTGATGATCTTATCTCTGATGCTGCGATTCTTACCAATACAACATTCCAAGATGTAGAAGTAAGTACACATCAATCAAGAGATGGTGTTCAATATCAAGTCAAACCAGTTGTCACATCAACATCATTGGGTGATAAGATTATAAGTCGTGATATTATTCCTTTCATGAGATCTAGGAATATTGAGATCATAACCAGTCGTATGAAACCTAGAACACGTTTTTATGCTTACTTTGATAATATTGATGTTACATTATTCACCACACCAAAACTACTTGAAGTTAATATGACCAATGGTGTATTTACAACAGGTGAAACAGTAAAATCAAGCGATAATAAGTTCATATTTAGACTTGCAACATCGAATCATAAAGAGGGGCCATATAACGCACCAACAAAAACTTTAACATTAAATCCTTACGTTCCAGGCGCTGGCGTTCCAGCTTCTTATTCAACATCTACAACTCTTTTAAATATTGACACCTTCAGTCTTGCAACTCAAGTTCAAGGTAATTTCTTTGGAAATGTTGTAAAAAATATGAAATTAATTGGACAAACAAGTGGCGCAGAGGCTACAGTTACAGATGTTAGATTAATTTCTGATTCTATTGGATCATTGACCGCTTCTTATAATATACCAAATCCAAATATTGATGTTAATCCTAGATTTGAAACTGGTACAAAAACAATTAGATTAACTACTAGTCCAATAAATGCTACTCTTGGTGGAACTGTTACAGGAGCTGCAGAGGCTAATTTTGCAGCTGCTGGTGCATTAGAAACACAACAAGAAAGTATCTTAAGTACTAAGGTTCCACAGATTGAAAGGTTGAATGTTGATGATCAAAGAGTTATTAATAATAGAATCACACGACAAGTTGCTTCTAATGAATCTCTTACTGGTATAAGAAACGTAGTTGAAACACAAATAGAAGAGGTAGAAGTAATCAGGGAAGTTGAAGTCGAAGTCGAAGTTGAAGTCGAAGTGATTAGAGAAGTTGAAGTAATTAGAGATGTGGTTAGAACACAAACTGTGTTTAGAGATAGATTCATTTTTGTTGATGATGATGATCCATTAGCTCAAACATTTACTGTTAATGATACTAGTGGTATTTTTATCACATCAGTTGATTGTTTCTTTCAAACAAAAGATGATGAATTACCAGTGACACTACAGATTAGAACTGTTGAAACTGGATTACCTACATCAAAGATACTACCATTTAGTGTTGTTGTTAAAGATCCGAATGAAGTTAATTTATCTGAAGATGGATCAACAGCAACTACATTTACATTTGATTCACCAATTTATTTGCAAGGTGAAACAAGATATGCTCTTGTTTTAATATCTGCTTCGGAGAATTATAATGTCTGGATATCAAGAATGGGTGAAGTAGATATATCTACTGTTGGATTGCCTGATGAACAACAAGTTATAATTAGTCAACAACCATATTTGGGATCTTTATTTAAATCTCAGAATGGAGTTACTTGGGATGCGAGTCAATATGAAGATTTGAAATTTACAATCCGTAAGGCAGTCTTTAATACAAATCCAGGCGTAGGTAGATTCTTTAGTCCTGAGTTATCAGAAGGTAATGATCAAATAATTACTTTAGCAAATAATCCAATTCAATCTTTATCTAGAAAAGCTGTGGTTGGATTATCGACAGCGCTATCAACAACCCCTGCTGCTGGATTAGTACCTGGCGTTAAAATTAGTCAGTTCGATAATTTAAATGCATCTGCAACCTTGATTAATGTTGCTGGTATAGCAACAATCAATGGTGCAAATGATGTAACTATTGTGAATCCTGGCGTTGGATATACTCCTAATAGTGGACATTTCTTGTACACTGATGTCCCAATGGTGACTCAAACTGGAGAAGGAAGTGGAATTGTTGGTAATGTTCGTGTAGAGAATGGAAAGATTGGTGTTGTTACATTTACAAATGGAGGTAAAAACTTTGCAGTCGGTGACACTTTAGGAATTGGAACACTTGGTCTTGGAAATGGTAGTGGTGCTGTTCTTTCTGTTGGATTAATTACTGCAACTAACAGCTTAGTGATTGACAACATTCAAGGTTCATTTGTTACAGGCATAGGAACAATTGGATATAATAACGGATCAACTGTTATTGGAGTTGACGGAAAGACAGTTGGAAGTGGATCTACAATCGCAACGATTGATATAGATCAAAATAATGATGGATTACACTTTAAAGTTGATCATCGAGCTCATGGATTACATTCATTTAACAACTTAGTTAAAATTGATGGAGTCGCATCTGATGTTCCATCAACAAAACTTACTGCTGATTATGCTACTAATGCATCAACAAACATTGCTGTGGTTTCATCATCAAACTTTGCAACATTTGAAGGTGTTGGTGTTGGAACAACAAACTTTGGGTATGCGGTTCTTGGAAATGAAATTTTATCTTATACAGGAGTTACAGACGGATCTATTACTGGTATTACAACCAGAGGTATTGACAATACAACTAAATCAAGTCACTCTTCTGGTGATGAAATTAAGAAGTATGAATTCTCTGGAGTTTCTCTCCGAAGAATTAACAAGACTCATGATATGAATAGTCCATCTGCAACTGTTTCAAATCCAAAAGATTTAGATTTCTATCATATTAAAATTGATATGGATAGTGATGGTGAAGATAGAAATGGCGGTTCATTACCAAATCGTTTCTTCTCAACTACAAAACGTAGTGGTGGATCAAATGTAACCTCATCACAAAATGTACAGTTTGAAACATTGACACCAAATATTCAATCCATAACACCAAATGGAACTTCCATAGGTGCTAGAGTTAGAACAATTTCAGCAACAAGTATTGATGGTGCAGAGTCTTCATTCGTTGATCAAGGTTTTGAAGCAATCTCAATTGATGATCAAAATCATTTTGAAACTCCTAGAATGATTGCATCTAAAGTAAATGAGAGTCGTCAATTATCAGACTTGCCTGGCAATAAGTCAATGACATTTGAGGTGTTAATGTCAAGTACTGATTCAAACGTTTCACCTGTTATTGATTTAGATCGAGTTAGTGCGATATTAACCACAAATAGAATTAATAGTCCTGTTTCTGATTTCGCATCAGATTCAAGAGTTAATAAAACTGGTCAAGATCCTGTTGCATCAACTTATGTTTCTAAACTTGTAAGATTAGATAATCCAGCAACAAGTATAACAGTTCAATTTGCTTCATATCGAAGGAATGAATCTGATATCCGTGTATTCTTTAAAACAATTACTGAGGGATCAACTGAAAATAGTATAGACAGAGACTTTGAATTATTCCCTGGCTTTGATAATCTAAATCAGTTTGGTGAAGTTATTAATAAATCAAATAATAACGGAAAACCTGATGATAAGGTAACACCTTCAGTTGGTTTAGAATTTAAAGATTATACATTCTCAATTGATGATTTACCACCATTTACTAAGTTCCAAATTAAAATGGACATGGTTGGAACTAATCAGGCACAACCACCACTTATCAAAGATCTTAGAGCAATCGCATTAGCCTAATGAGTGAATTTGTTCCAGTTGAAGGAAAGTCTGGTCTTTATCGAGATTCAGACTCCACAGCGATTGTTAATCGAGATAAGAAATCTTACCTTGCATACATGCAAAGAAAAAAGGTTATGGATAATAAAAACACCGAGTTAGATAAAATGAAAGAAGATCTTGATAATGTGAAAAATGAGTTAGGAGACATTAAGGGTCTTTTATCTACTCTTGTACAAAAACTAAATAATTAGAAAAATGGCACAACAACAGGTAATCACTTTTGATCCAGATGTCGCTGTTCCATATGGTGTAAATCTTACCATGTTTTCTGGTGCAGATTTTAACACT